CAGTGGAAAACCAAATACAGCAAGATCACAAATAAAATGTTACCATACGAAATAATGGGACTAGGCGAAACATTACGTCATGAGTGCGGATTAGAACTAGCAGATTTAGATTCTAATGGCAGTAAATTTTTTAAAACAGTTTACAATAATTCTCCAAGAATCATTAGGAGAAGATAATGTACGATATTGCGTTTCTATCATTCAATGAACCAAATGCAAATAATTTGTATTTTAAATTTTTAAAAAAAATTGCCAATCTTCCAAATAGGGTATACAGAATTCACGGAGTTCAGGGCATACATCAAGCTCATGTGGCCGCTGCCAAACTTGCATCAACCAGCATGTTTTGGGTTGTTGATGCGGATGCAGATGTATTACCCAATTTTAAATTTGATACAAAACTGGACCCTAGCGAAGAAGACATTGTACATGTGTGGAGAAGCAAGAATCCTATAAATGACTTGGAGTATGGTTACGGAGGTGTTAAACTATTACCAACAAATTTAACATTGAACATGGACACGAGTTCGCCGGATATGACAACTAGTATATCGCCTAGATTTAAATCCGTGCCCCAGGTATCAAATATAACAGCGTTTAACACAGATGAATTGACCACATGGCGTAGTGCTTTTAGAGAATGTGTGAAACTGGCTAGTGGTTTGATTTTTGGGCAGATAAGTCAAGAAACTGAAAAAAGATTAAATGTTTGGAAATACAATTTTAATGATAAACCTTTTGCTGAATATGCAAGAGGCGGTGCAAGTGCAGGTGAATGGTACGGCATAGCACACAAAAATAATCCTGAAGCATTGTTTAAAATCAACGATTATGAATGGTTAGAGATTGAGTTTGGAAAACACATTATCATGTTTCCTGATTTGTACCCCACTGATGCACAAACACTTAAACACGTATGTCTTGAACGCGAACGCGAACGTGAACGCGAACGTGAACGCGAACGTGAACGCGAACTCGAATCATTGGAGGTAAATTTTACAATAGAACAAATTAATCGATGGAAAGATGCTTTTAGAGAAGCTGCCAACACTAATGATGCGGCCCGGTTAGATACATTACTGCATAGAGGAATTGATGAATATTCTCGTGGCGGTGCGAGTGCGGGAAATTGGTGGAGAGAAACATATCAAGACGACCCGGAAAAAATGCAACAGATTACCAATGATAGATTTTTGGTTGAGGAGTTTTACTGGCATGTTGAAAATTATACATTAGAACAATTTCGACCAGATCCGCTCATATGCTGGAGAAGTGCTTTTAGAGAAGCTGCCAATACCACTGATGCGGCCCAATTAGACGATTTGCTGTATCGAGGAATTGATGAATATGCTCGTAGTGGTGCAAGTGCAGGCAAATGGTGGGGAGAAACTTATCGAGACAATGCAGAAAAAATGCAACAAATTACCGATGATAAATTTCTAGAAGGGGAGTTTTACTGGCATATTGAAAACAACCCAGTGGAGCAATTCAAGTGAGATTTGTCATTAACGGGAATATTTCTGCAATTACTTTTGCACAGGCAACTGCTACTTCTTGATGTTCTTTTTGTGTACCGTTAGCACTGCGTAGCTCAATGAAATGAATCCAACTGCGCAATGTACCATTCATATAAAGTCTACTTTCAATCAGGCCTTCGGGTAATACAGCTCGAGCTTGTTCTTTTGCTATGCCGTTGGCAATGGCCCATTCGTACTCTCTTTTGGCAGCATATATGACTCGCTGTTGAGCTTGGTACCATTCATTTTGTAACAGTTGATCATCCACTGCGATGCTGTTCTGTCTATTTTTATCGTCTTGCAACCGTGCTTCTCTACATACAAACGATAGGTCTCGAGTAGGGTCAGCATATCGTTGACTGAATTCTTGGAAACTGAAACTTCTGTGTCGTAAGATTTGTCGGGCAATATCTCTTGTTGTGGTGATTTCAATACAGGCGGAGACCATTTCAAGTGGGCTCCAGTGTTGGTGTTTGACCAAGTATCGTATGAGTTTTTCTGATGTGTCTGTGTTGAGTTGATTGGAGGGATTGCTGACACGGGCGCAATACGCAATGAGTTCTTGCGCATCTGCAAGACCCAAATTTCTAAATTCCGCTGTGGGTTGGGAATAGGATAATAGCTGAACATTCATTATTTATAACTTCTTTTTCTTTAAGAATTTCTGTGTTGATTTTACAATATCTTTTTTAACACGTTCAGTATCAAGTTTAAAATCAATATTATCAATGGAATCTTCGTAAGTTTTTACAAGCTCACGAAGATTCAATTCAAAACTAGGCCATCCTTCGTTACGAGTGACTGTAGTTACTTTGATTTCCCACGTTTTACCATCTTTAAAATTAACCAAAACTGAATGCAAATACCCAAGAGGTAATACGTTGAGTTTTACTTCGCCAAATATTTCGGGCCAATGTTCAATGATTTCTTTGGGAAAGATTTTTCCCTTGGACATCATTTTTGTTTTTTAGTCGGCACTAAATCTTCAGCAAGTCTACGGAAGTTTGCGGCTTCTTTAGCCAACTTATCAGCTTGGCTACGATACAATTTAGCCTGTGCTTCTGGGCTTGAATCCGCAACAGCTTCCACTTCGTTAACAGATGATGATGTTGTTTTTGTAACATTGCTTTCTGCTGGTTTAGCATTTGGAGTTTCTGCTTGTTTAGCATCAGGTATATTTGATTTAACAGACAGATCGTCAATTGCTACACCACGTTGCTCTGCAATAACTTGATTAAGTTCCGACAACAGAATTGATACAGATGTTGTTGGTTGCATTTCAACTTGATCTGTTGAAATTTTAATCAATTTGCCTTGTGTATGCAATGCTGAAAGCATGACGCTACCATCCGGAAAATTGCCTCTTGCCAATGCATCTGCAAACTCATGAGCATCTTGTCCAGTTGTGCTTTCCACTAGATTTATAATAGCATCATGATAACTGTCTGGTAAATTTTCTGTTGGTACAATCAAGCAGTTATATGCATCGCCAGGCAGTGTACGATATGCCACAACGCATTTCTTGTTGGTAGATTTTACTCTACCTACGTGTTTAAGTTCAGCCATTTTGTTTTTGTCCTTCAGCTTGTTTAGCCACTTGATCTAAAAAAGCTGTTAATTTTGTATAAGTTTGACCAACCGCTGTCATTTCATTTGGTTTAAATGCACCGCGTGAACTGGCAATGTCGATGATAACTTTCATTGCATTTAAATCGTTGATAGTTAAATCATTTGGATTTTCTGCTGGAGCTTCGTTTTGTGGTAGCTCTTGGTTTGGTTGTACGGATTCAGTCATAGTATCTCCTTCGGTTAAGTACATAGTTAATTATCTCGTTTCCAAAAGCGGACAGGCAATCCTGAAGAAACTTAATTCTTTTTCGCTTTCAAAACCAATTCGTGTGTTATGCACGATCGTATTAGATTGGTCTAGTCCAATACTTTGTCCAATATAGTACCTACTATTTAAATTATTAAAAATCCAACTGTCTATATTCTTGAGCAAAATTGGACTGTAGCGTTCTATAGTAGTGTATTTAAAATGAGGACAGGCAACCCTAACTCTCCGTAATTCGAAATAATTTAAAGGATTAGGCTTGCCGTTCTTTAAACTCATATTATGCGTTTTCAGTCACTTCTTCGTAGTATGCAAACTCGCCAAACGGAGGAACAATTGTGTTATTACCGTGAATAATAAACACTGTATCACAGTAGTTTTCATCGCCCCAACTACCCCAAGGATAACCGTCTGTGAACATGATAAACTTTTTAGGATTAATGTCATGCTGTTTCATATATTCCCAGTTGGCATCAAATTCGGTACCACCACCTCCCATGACTTCATAGTCGTCAAACTCGTCCATTGAGTATCCATCGTAGTCTGCTTCATTGTACACTTTGGTATCAAAGCACCAAACTTTAATTTTAAAGTCCTGATACTCTTGCATAATACCTTTGATTTCTGTTAAAAAATCTTTGGCTTGATCATCGCCAATGGAGCCTGACATATCAATTGCTACGCAAATGTCAATAGTTTCTTTGAAGTTGGTTCCTGGAAGAATAGCACCCATGTGCCAACCCTTGCGATTGGGACGCATAAAACTAAAGTCATCTCGAATTGTACTTTGGATTTGCTGACGAATAATTTCACGCCAGTTCATCTTGGGTTCTGTAAGTTCTTTGATCATGCGTTGGATACTTGCAGGCGTATTCCCCGCACCCGCGGCCTGGGCGGCTTGCAATGTGGCTTCGCGAATTTCGTCACGAATCTTCTTCAGCTCATCTTTACTGTATTGCGGCTGTCCGTTTTTGCCTGGATCTCCCCAGTCCACGTGTTCGTCGAGCAATTGGCCAAGTGCATCCAATTCTTCTTCATCGTGTTTGTTGTAAATTTCGTCATATACTTCTTCTGCACCTTTGCCGTAATATTTGGCATCGTGGAAAATTTTGATCTCCGGAGGTTGCTCGCCAATACGGTCACGCACCAATTGCCCGTTAACACAATAGTCAGCGGCAATGTTCCAAATACGTTTGTTACGACCTTCCACACGAGTCATGTGATCAAACACATTATGTAGAATTTCGTGAGCAATAACAAATTCAATTTGTTTGGTAGTTAGCGGTGTAAAAAATTCCCTATTGAAGAAAATAGTGCGTCCGTCGGTTGCGGCAGTGGGAAGCCAATCACTTGCTTC